GACATACTGCGCCGACGGGATCAAGCATCTCGACTACTACGGGAAGACCTGGGACACCAGGCATTCATGCTGGCTGGACATCCCTGACAAATCCAAAGGGCATTCCGAATGCGCGGATGCATGGATGCAGTTTTCCGACGGCTACAGCGTGGCGAAGACCACGAATCTGGTGGACATTTCCAACATGGTCACGATACAACAGACGAGCCCATTCATGGGCGGGGGGTGGAGATGAACGAAGTACTGGAAGCGGAATTCGATGGGGTTAAGCCTGAAGAGGCAGTCCCGCTCGAAGTCTCAGCCGAGGCGATCCTCGAAGCTATCCCTGGTGGCCTGATCGCCATCGAACAGCTCGGGATGTACGGCTTCGACCAGGAGATCATGGACGGCATGATCCGGTACGAGATCTTCCCGCCTGTGTTCACGATCAACGGGGCGGATTACGTCAGCGGGGCCGAGGTATTCCAGGTGGTCCGCCAGCTCCTCCGCAACTCCATCCGCCTGTACGAGGCCGTGGACGAGTCCGAGAAGCGCACCGCAGAGGCGAAGGAACTTCTGGAGTCCGGAGCCGTCAAGCTCAAGGAGAGCGACTTCCAGCGGATGGAGGCGGGCGAGATCACCCTGACCGAACTGATCCAGGAAAAGAAGGCGGCGCAAGATGCTCAAGTCTAAGAAGACAGAAACCGACGAAGAAAAGTTCGAGCGGTTCGCCAAGCGCATCCGAATCCACGAAGAGGCGTGGGCCGATGTCATGGCAGCGACCGTGGATGATCAGCGCTTCGCGGCGGGAAATCAGTGGGACGAGGCGGTCAAGCAGAAGCGCACGGCGGCGGGCCTGAACAGCGTCACCTACAACCCGATCCCTGGGAACGTCCGCTTCATCGTGAATCGCGAACGTGCCGAGATGCCACAGTTCCACATCGACCCCGTGTCGGAAGGTGCGGACAAGAATACCGCCAAGGTGCGGAATGGCATCGCGCTCCACATCCAGAACAGCGACGACGCCAAAGCCGCTTTCCTCAAGGGCTTGCGGGACATCGCCATCGGTGGGATCGGAGCATGGAAGGTGCTCGCCACCAAGACGCCCAAGGCTGACGGGACGGCAGAGTACAACATCGAGATCCATCGGATCCTGAACGCGACGAAGGTCCGCTTCGATCCGAACGCCACGAAGAAGAACTACTCCGACGCGGTGGATTGCTCGCTGGAATCCTGGCTCCCGAAAGAGGACGCGGAAGAGCTGTACCCGGACGCCGATTTCACCGCGCCAAAGGATGGCAAGAACGCCTCTTCCTTCACAGATGATGCGGTCCAGGTCATGGAGTACTGGTGCCTCAACAAGACGACGGGGTACTGGGAGCAGTACATCCTTTCCGGCAATGAGGTCTTGGAGAGCAACACGGCCTATCGCGGCCACTACTGCCCCATCGTCTTCCTGACCGGCGAAGAGGATTACATCGAAGAGGACCGCGCCTTTAAGGGCATCGTGCGCGACGTGCGGGAAATGTGTATGCTGCACAACCTCGCCAAGTCCCGGCTGGCTGACTACATCTCGCGGTCCTCCGTGCAGCAGTGGATGTACACGCAAGCACAGATCGCGGGTTACGAGAAGATTTGGTCATCCTCGAACCTCAATGGCCTTCCAGGTCTCCCCTACAACAAGACGGATGACGGCGCTCCGATCCGCCTTGATCCACCCGCCGCGCCTCAAGGCTCCCTCGAAGTCGCGCAGGACGTGGGGAACGACATCCGGAACACCATCGGCATTCGCGACCCGATGGCTGATCTCCCGTCGAACGTGTCGAATGACACGATGCGCCTCCACCTCGCACAGTCCAACATCGGCACGCTGGAATTCGTGGACAACTGGAGAGAGGCGATCCGCTGGACCGGACAGATTGTGGACGATCTGATCCCATCCTACTACGCCTACGCGCACATCCGGCAGATTCAGGGTCTCGACGGGCAAGTGACGACGATCCCGATCCAGCAACAGTATGAGGAAAATGGCAAGCGAGTCTTCCACGATCTCACGGTCGGAAAGTACGCCGTCTCGATCTCCACTGGACCGAGCTACGAAAGCAGCCGGCAGGAAGCGGCAACCAAGATCTCCGAACTCCTCCAGGCCGATCCAGCGCTCATGCAGATGTACGGCGACATCTTCTTCCGCCTCCAGAATTGGGATGGTGCTGAGGAGATGGCCGCACGCGCCCGGACGATGATCCCGCCCGCTGCTCTGGCTGCGAGCAATGCGACCAACGGAGATGACCAGGACGTGCAGGCCCAGATGTCGCAGCTTCTCCAGAAGCTCCAGCAGCTCACCCAGCAGAATCAACAGCTTCAGCAGGCGAACCAGAAGCTGGAATTCGAAAAGGCCGCGAAGGTGGCGGAGATCCAGGAACGGGCACACGCGGACATCTTCAAACAGCAGAAGGACCACGAATTCGAGGCGAGCCAGAACGCGGCAAAGCTCGGAGCGGCATCCAAACAGATCGCAGAGAAGGGCGTGGTGGACACGGACCTCCTCCAGACCCAGGGAGAGATCGATTTGGCCCTGGAGACACACAAGGGGCACACCAGCGTGTTCCACAAGCAGCTCGATCACGACTTCGCAGAGTCCCACCAATCGCCACCCAGCCAGGAGAAGTAAGTCATGAGCACAGAAACCGAAATCCAGGAAGTCGAACAGGTCGAGACGCCGGAAGTCGAAACCACTGAGGTTGAAACTCCGGTCGAGAAGCCGTTCCGGGCATCCGCCGCATTCAAGGCCGAGACGCCGAAGCTGAACACGATCCCCTACGCCCGATTCAAGGAGATCGAGGAGGAGCGGGATTCCCATGCGACTCAGGCCCGCGAACTGGCCGCAAAGCTCGCCAAGTACGAGGCCCAGGAAGCGGAGCTCGCCAAGATCAAGGACCCGGACGAGATCAATCCGGCTGACTTCGATGACCCTGTGAAGTTCCTCAAGGCTCGGGACGCGGCGATCCTGGCGAAGGCTGAAGTTCGTTTCGAGGAAAGGAAGATCGAGGAGCGGCGGGCCGCTGCGATCCAGGTCGAGAGAGACCACATCACCAGCACCTATTCCAAGAACATCACGGCGGCAATCCAGCGAGATCCCGAGATCGCATCCTCGAAGGAATTCTTCGATTCCGTGGCCCACGACATCCACCCCGAAATCCTCCGTGAATTGGCTCTGGACGAATACGTGGGGGAATTGATGCGCGACATCGACGGGAATCGCGAGCTTCTCCAACAATTGGCGCAGATCGGAAAGAATGGCGATCCCCGCGCATTCATCCGAACGATTCACAAGATGTCCGCCAAGATCAACATCGAAGAGCGGTACAAAAAGGGGGAAGAGGATGATTCCCAGTCCTCCGGAGCCCTTGCGAAGGCGATTGCCGAGCGTCCCGACGATGGCATCCCCCGGCAGGTCCGGGCCTCCTCCGGGCCGGTCAGCGGGAAACGGAGCCTGCGGACCATGAGTGATGCCCAGATCGCCAAGCTCTCGCAGTCCGAATACGAGAAGTTGCGGCATACTTTGTAGGTTGCTCTCTGTCGCGTGATTCTGCGTGGTGTGGGAAGATTTCCAGAAGAGGACCACCGGCCAGTATCCCACCTTTGAGTGGTTACCGGAGCATGGTACCTAGAAGGGGAGCAGACGCCCACTCCACCCAGAATCATGTGAGTTGCGAATTCCCCGCGATTGTTGTATTCTTTGTGTGTCGTCCGCGAGGACGTTAAACATCGTGCCACTGCGGTGGCTTCTTCCACGGACAAGCTCGGTCGGTGGATGTATCGAGAGCCTGGAGTCCTTCGGGGCTTCCTGCAAACGATCCATCCATCTATCCGCCCCACTGAGGGCAGAAACCGAGTCCAAGCATGTCCACTCTGATCACCTCGGCAATCGTTGGCAAGGAAACGCTGATGATGATGCGCAACAACCTCGTTGTCGCAGGCCACGTCGATTTCCAGTACAACGACGAATTCTCGAAGACCGACGGAAGGATTGGTAACTCCTTTTCCCTCCGCAAGCCTGTCGGCTTCACCGGCACGCGCAACAACATGGCGTGGAACGGCGGCAACTCAAGCGTGGTCGAGAACTACGTCAAGCTGGTCATCGACCGGACCTACACCATCCCGCTGTCCTTCACGGAAGGCGACCTGTCCCTCAAGCTGGCCCGCTTCTCGGATCGGTACATCAAGCCCGCTACCGCCAACATCGCATCCAACCTGGACGCCGATCTGGTGGCCTCCATCGTGAACAGCGTGCCCGGCGCTCTTTCGGCCACCTCGGGCCAAGGATCCGGCGGACTCGACGCCAACGCTCTGGGCGTCGCCAACAGCGCGGGATACGCCATCGGCGCTTATGGCACCGCGATCACCCCCACGCTGATCACCCAGGCCAAGCAGATCCTGCTCGACCAGGCGGTGCCGGATGATGGCGAGATCTACGGATTCCTCTCCACCACCGCGCAGCAGCAGCTCACCATCGCAAACACCACGATTTTCCACCCCCTCACCGAGGTGGATTCGCTGTTCCAGAAGGGCAAGATCGGCACCTTCGCCGGGATCCGCTTCTACGCGACCCAGAGCATGGTCCAGCACGTCAACGGCGTGCAGCCCACCCTGGTGGTCTCGGCGGGCGGCAACGGCAGCGCATGGGCGGAGACGGCTACCCTGACCGTCACGGCCACGGCTGGCGCGATCAATGCTGGCGACGTGTTCCAGGCCCCGGCGCAGTACATCGTCAACTACCAGACCAAGCAGGTCACGGCGACCCCGTTCCAGGTGCAGGTCCTCGCGACCTACACCCTCGGCGTCACCTCCGTCCTGGTCAGCCCGGCCCCGATCATCTCGGGACCCTACCAGAACGTGTCGGCTTCGCTGAACGGCGTCACGCTCCAGCTCACGGGTGCCCAGCTTCCCGGCATCACAGTGGTCGGGACGGCGGCTCAAGGTCTCTCTGGCGTCGAATCGCTGATCTTCCACAAGTCCGCCGTGGTCGCCGCGTCTCCCGGTCTGTACACGCCGAAGGCCAGCGCCTTCGATCTGTCGCAGATCATCTCGGACGAAGACGCTCCTGACTTCCGGATTCGGTTGCTCCAGGGCTTCGACATCCTGGGTGTCTCGGGTGTGGCTGGTGCGGGTGGTGTCGGATCCTCGGGTCCTGCCCAGGTGACCCGCTTCGACATCCAGTACGGGTACAAGACCTGTCAGCCCGCTTGGATCATTCGTCTGCGGAACTAGGCACTCGGGAGGGCTGGAAACGGCCCTCCCTTCTTTGCGTTGGGGGTGCTTGTGATCGGAACCGAGACAGCGTACGACCTCCTCTACTCAGCCCTTCGGCGCGTTGGCGTCGTGGCGCTTGGAGACACGGTTGACTCGGCGGTCGCCATGGAAGCACTCCTCGAATTGAATACCATTCGTGCCGAGTGGTCGCTCAACAACAAGAACTACAACATCTACGACCAGACGTTCACGGCCATCGCGCCAATGATGAACGTCACGCTCGGGACCAGTGTCGGAGGCCCTGGGAACATTTCCCAGCGACCCACGAACGTGGACCAGATCACGGTGATCTCCGGAACGCCGGGACTCGGGATCAACTACCCCGTGCAGATCTTGCCCTACGAGGCATACCAGCGCGAGGCGATCCAGAACATCGTTTCGATTCCAGACAAAGCCTACATCAACACCGGCTTCCCGCTCATGACCATCTATTTCCTTCCTGGGCTTGCTCAGGGATGGTCAGTGCGGGTCATGGGATCGGCCTACATGACGGAGTACGAGACGGTTTCCGACCAGTTCATGGACCCTCCGGAGTACTGGTCTCCTCTCGACCTCGTCCTGACCCTTCGCCTCGCCGTCAAGTGGGGTGTGGACCTTCCGCAGGGCGTGGTGATCCAGGCGAACTCGGCATTGAAACATATCCAGGCTGCGAACTTCGTCTCCACCATGGAGCAGATGGAGAACGGGCTCATCTCGGGACATTCTGGCTTCAACTTCTTCGCGGGGATGTAGTGAGCAACGCGGGCGGAATCATGACCACGATCCCGCTAGGTGACAAGCCGTACGCGACCGCGTACTACTCGCTCGGTTCCGAGATCTGCCAGAATCTGTTCCTGGAGAATTCCCAGAGCGAGAACTCCAAGGCGCAATACTACCTCCTCAAGATCCCTGGACTTCGCCGGTTCGGATCGGTTCCGACGATCAACTACAGTGCGTGTCGGTGCAACTTCACCAGCACCGGATACCGGACATTCGTCGTCAATGGGAACCGCCTCTCGGAAATCCTCTTCGATGGATCACAGATCCTTCGAGGGCTCCTGAACACCGCCGGAGGCGTTGTCTCCGCAGTCGAGAACGGGAACCTTCTCCTCTTGGTGGACGGTACCAACGGCTACATCCTGCGGTACTCGGACAACAATTTCACGGTGATTTCCGATCCGTACTTTCCGGGCGTCGCCGCAGGGACAGTGCCCCCGACCTGCTGCACCTACCTGGACACCTACTTCATCGTCAACGTCCCCGGAACCAACACCTACTACTACTCCAGCTCGTACTACATGAGCGAGGAGAACAATTCCGCAACCCCATACGACCCGGCGAATCAACAGGGATACTGGAATCCGCTGTACTCGGGTGCGAAGATCGGAAAAGCCGACAACATCGCATGGTTGATCAACTGCAACAATTACCTATGGCTCTTCGGAGAAGACAACTCCTGCGAAGTCCATTACGACACCGGCAACTACAACGGCCAACTCTTTGCCCGGTACCAGGGAGCGATCATCAGCGTTGGGTGCCGAGCGAAGAACTCGGTCGCGACCTACCAGAACAACATTTTCTTCCTTGGCACCGACCTCGCCGGCACCCTTGGGGTCTTCTCGAACGATGGAATGGCCCCGATCCGCATTTCGACGCGAGGGATTGAACAACTTATCGAGAGTATGGGGAGCTGGTCTGATTGCCAAGCATTTTGTTACGCGCAATCCGGACATGCTTTCTATGTCATGCAATTTCCGACAGCCAACCGGACGCTGGTCTACGATATGGTCACGAACGCATGGCATGAGCGGACCTCTCTGGTCCAGGCGACTGGCCTTCTCGCACGCTGGCGGGGGATGTACGTCTCTACCAACTACGACCAGATCATCATGGGGGACACCAACTCCTCGGCCATCTATTCGCTGGATCCGACCTACTACCAGAATGACAATCCAACCGATTCCGGCATCAACTACATCCGATGCGTCAAGACGTCGCCGATCAACTGGTCCAACGGCGTCAATGTGATCTACAACTGGATCCAAGTCATTTGCAACCAGGGATCCGGAACCACAGTGGATAACGTGGACGGAGTGGGCACCAATCCGATGATCCAACTGGCCTGGTCGGATGACACAGGCCAAACCTGGTCCAACGAGCGATCCGCCCCGATCGGTGCCCAGGGCCAGTATGCGAAGCGTACCCGCGTCCTGGGCTGTGGCATGGGCCGAAACCGGGTTTTCCGGATCGCCATCTCTGATCCCGTTCCCTTCATCCTGGTGTCGTTGCTGATCAACGGCAACTCGTGCAGGTTCTGATGGAGGCGCAGGACTTCATCAATGCCTTGTTCCCCCGGACAGTCGCGGCTACCCAACAGGGAGGCGGCTTCCCTCGCCGCTCGCTGGCTGGAGTCCTCGATGCGGCCTCAATGCCTGGGCGAGCGTGGTCAGCATTGGCGAACTACGATCCAAACCAGCCGACCCTCCAGGACATCATCAACAATCCGTCGCGGCCAGCGAATTCCGGGAACTTCCTCTCGTCCATGGCTCGCACGCAAGCCGCTGGCGGTGATGGCCTTGCCTCAAACATCGCAGAAAACATCATGCGCGACCCAACCTCGATCCTGGGTGCCGGACTTGGTGAAGCGGTAGGCGCGGGGGCTGCGAAACTGGGCGGAGGAGTGCTTGGACGCCTTCTCAGCGGAGGGGCTGACGTGGCCTCTCAGACGGGGCTCCAGGCGGCGAACCAATACGGGACAGGCGGAAGCGTGGACCCCGCTTCGATGGGCCTATCCGCCGCCCTGATGGGTGCAGGGCATGGGATCGGAGCTGGAGTAGCGCAAGTGGCACCGAAAATCGCAAAAGCAATCCCTTGGGCAAACAATCAAGATGCTGCGATGCTGGAAAGGTACGGAAGTGAGGCGGACGCAAAAGCGATAAAAGATCGCCTGCAATCATGGGTTGATAAAGGGGAACAATATGGAAAATTATCAAATGACGAATTAAATAGTATGCCTATAGATGAAATGGACGCACTATTACCTCCGATCCATTCGGTAGAAGAAAAATTTTGGCTCTCCGGAAAGAACGGCACGCAACCTCCAATCCTTGCCAGGGGGTGGAGATACGGATCTCCTGAGAATCCTAATACTTCATGGAACTTCCAGGATCAAAAAGCAGAGCCAGGAGTCTCTGCTATGCAGGCATTTACAGAGGAAAATCCAAATGTTTTAGGCGGTAGTTATCAAACATTTAATGCAAAAAACAACAAAAGGACAATAGAGGGCTGGCTTGACCAATCACGTACTGGTTCGGACGGCGAACCGCTATTTACTGGAGTACGAGACCTTGGTCCCTATCCGCACCCAGATCCAGGCTTCCAATATCTAATTGGCGGCGGCACGCAGCTCCCGACAGCACAGCAGGGCGGCTTCGCGAAAGCGCTGGCCGGGAAGTACCTTAGACAGTACGCAAACGCTCAACAAGGGGATCAGAAATGAGCGCCAACCTTTTCCCGGCCCCGGTCGGAACGCCCATCATCAACCAGGCCGTATCGAAGACGGGTTTCGCCCCTGCCTGGGATCGGTACTTCAAGGTGATCGGGGATGATCTTCTCGAAGCGAACAATGTCCGGAATCTGACGGGGAATTCCGCCTTCAAGTACACGCTCAACGGCAACCACTGCGACTGTACCTATTGGATCCCTGCGGACGCTTCCGTAGACGCGGCGATCTCCCTCCCGTTCACGGCGCTTCTCGCGTTCGATGTCAACGGCACGATCTATCCAGCCGGAACGAAGTCCATCACCATCCCGAAGACGACGCACTACGCGCACTTCTGGTTCACCGTCCTTCCCGCTAAATCATAGGAGAAACGATGCCAGCACCAATTTTAGGAGCCGCAGCATCTGGAGTGGGATCCCTCGTCGGCGGGATCATGAACTCCAACGACATCCAACAGGGGATGCAGGACTTCCAGAACAACGTCAACCAAGGGACGGATGTTCTCAAGCAAGGGCAGGCCGGATCGAATGCCGCTTTCAGCCCCTACACGACCGCAGGCGCGACAGGTGCGAGCGGAATGGAAGCCGCGATCCAAGGCCGCACGCAAGCCCCCAACGCGGCGGTCACAGACAACAGCGCCGGGAACGCCATCGCGAACTACCTGGATCCGTCGTCCGCCTATTCGATCGATCAAGCCAACAAAGAGATCCAGGCCGAAGGGATCGCGGGCGGTGCAGTCGGGGGAGGCATGGAGAAGGCTCTCTCGAATAACGCCAACCAGATGGCCCAGACAAACTACAACAACGCCTACTCGCAGATGCTCGCTGGAAACAACCTGACGAACACCCAGCAGAACACGAACGCGCAGAACACGAACAACTTTACCCAGCAGCAGGTCGGGAACTTCGGACAGCTCGCCGGGCTGGGACTCAACGCGACCAGCTCGAACCAAGGGCTTCAGGCTGGATACAATTCTGGCATCAACTCCAACTTCGGAGACATCGCCGTCGACCAGCAAAGCGGATACAATGCCCTCGGCAAGAACGCCAACAACACCGCCACGAACGCCGGGAATAGTGCCGGTGGCATCCTTTCCACCTTTTAAGGAGAGATGATGGCACAAGTGACAAACTGGTACGACAGCCCGACTCCCGCCCCTTTGGGGATGCGGGACATGCTGGCGATCAAGGATGCAGCCCAGGCGCGGAAGCTGAAGGACATCTTCGCGGCGAACATCGCGACAGCTCCCGTCTATGGAACGGACCCGAATACAGGGGCGCAGATTGTCGTTACGAGGCCGGGTGACTTGGATGAATCTGGATTCTACAAAGCTGCCGCTGCCGCTGGCCTTGGCAAAGATGAGATGGAAGCGGCGATGCAGTATAACGCCGCGCAAAAGGGCGCTCAGGTCAACACACAATATGCAAACGCCCAACTCCGGAACATGGGAGCGGATCCGACCGCAGCAGGGCGCAACAATGCGCAGATCGGGGAACCAGGGATTGGATCCGCTCCGAATCCGTCCGCAGGCCAGCCCACGGCGGCATCCCAGATGGATGCACCGATGTCTGCCGAGCCCTCCAACCGGCTGGTGACCGCTGCCCCCCCTCCTCCGCCTGCGCCTGCGCCTGCGCCTGCGCCGCAGCAAGTCGCGCCATCGTCCTTCACGGACTACTTCCAGCAACTCAAAGCATCTGCCCAGGCTGCGCGTGCTCAACTCGGACTTCCGCAGCAGGCCGAGCCTACCGCGCCCGCTCTTCAGCCTTCGCTCAACTCGCAGGCGCTTGCCAAACTCTTCGGGATGCAGCCAAGGCCGGCAGCGAATGGGGATCTCCAAGCCCCGGCTCCAGCGCCCGAACAAGGCTCACAGGACATCCAGGGCCAAGTCGAGATCACCCCAGGCCAGCAGACCGCGCCGCCTTCTCCGACCATGCAGCTACCGCCGCCAGTGGTCGCGCAGTCGGATACCGTGCCGGTCCAACTTCCGGATAACAGATCCGCGCAGCAGGCCGTGGAGGACAGCTACGACCCCTCCAAAACAATGATGGGCAGGATGGTGGCCTCCGCTTCTTCTGGCCCTCTCGCTTTCACGAAGGATACCCCGGATTCAATCCTCCAGAGTGGAGCGACCACGCTTGCCCGGCTCCATTACGACAACGACGGAACGCTCTCTTCGGTGAACGGGGCGCTCCAGCAGTACGTCCAGGACAAGATCTCCGCAATCGGCCCACCTCCTTTCGTCGCCCCGATGAAGGATGGCCAGCCGGACTACGCCGCGCTCATGAACCAGCAGCGCGAATGGCAGGGGAAAGTCCAGGGCGTCTCCTTGGCCGTCCACAACGATCTCGGGGAAGCCTACGGGAAGCAGTTCGATCAAGCCTTGGCCGCGTCGTCCAACGACATGGGCGTCAAGAAGATGGTCAACGAGGTCGCGGAGAAAAACGCCGAACTTGGAGGGGCATCGAAGCTCGCAGCCGGAATCGATGCCGTGGTCACGAAGGGCGATCCGATCCTTGGGAATGCCCATCTGAACCCGATGACCTTCACGTCCACCAAGGATCTGGACGCCTTCGGGGATCGTGCGACCGCCTACGCCAAGCTCGGGGAGAAGGTTCCGACGGACGTTCCTGGCCTCCTGGCGTGGTCAAAGAACTTCGGCCAAGCGGAAGGGCTTCCGGGCACCGAAGGAACGCAAAGCCTACTCATGATGATCGGCGCACCGAACGCCGCCGCACGGCTCCAGACGGCGCTTGCCTCGGGCGCAAAGATGGATGGCGCGACAGTCGCAAGCATCCTTGCCCAGGGCCTCCTTGAGGGCAATCCGGATATGTCCCAGCTCAAGGGGCAGATGAAGTTCACGAAGGATTATCTCCGCCATTCCGGGGCAAACTCCACGCCGACGATGCAGGCCGGGGGGCAGTCGGTCCAGCCGTACACGCAGACACCCTCCCAAACGCTGGGGAGCCAGCTCGGGACGCTTGGATCCTCTCCAAAGGTTCCGTACCCCGTAGGCCAAGAGCCGCCTGTGGGAGCCTATTACACGCATCCTGACGGGACGATCCGTCTGAGGGTCCGGTAATGGATTGGAATCCTGACGACGGCGTTGTGGTGGATCCATCCATTGCCGCAGCACTGGCCGCGCCAATCGTGGCGACATCATCGGGACAAATGCAGGTTTCGGCCTCGGGGCGGCGCGGACAGGTGGACACCACAACGCGAGCCCAGGTTCCTGCATGGAATCCAGACGATGGCGTTGTCGTGCAGGCCGCCCAGGCCGCACCCAGCACGCTTGCCCAGGTGGTGGGGGTGAAGACTCCCGCGCCGGTCGCTCCGGTCGCGCAGGAACAGCAGACACCAGAAACGCAAGCCGCCGCGCAAGTTCCGCAATCTGTTGATCAGATCGAAAGCGTCCCAGCAGGGCAAATGATCTTCCCTCGGCTCTCAGCTCTTGCCCAGGGCGAAGGCGCTTCGGCGCTTCCCGCCGCCTACGCAGCTGGGAAGGACCTCCTTTCCCTTCCTGGGAGAACGGTAGCCGGGGCAATCTCGGGGCTCGGTACGCTCTCAGATAGTGGCCCAGGAATACTCCAAAGGGCTGCGCTTGCAGCTGAACAAGGCATGACTGATCCGGGCACATCTGCGGATCCTGCGTGGGGCGGAGTCGCTGGGCAGATTCTCAAGGACCCAACTACCATCCCGCTCGCATTGGCTACAGGTGGCGAAGGGATGCTCCTGCAAGCTCTCAAGGGGGCAAACATCATCGGTGGTCGGCAGGTCGCCGACTACCTCGCCACACCGACCACAGAGGTCGGAAAGCAGGTCACTCCGGGGGCAAACCTTGCTGGATCCGCCATCGGCACCTTCGTACCGGGCGTCATCGGCAAGGGACTTCGGCGCTACACGGAGCCGAATGTGGCGCAATGGAATATTGTTCCCAGGGACGCCGCTGCCGAAGGGCTCCACGACTTCGCAGAAGCGGGACATTGGCCGAAGGTGGTTCCGGCATGGAATTCCAGCCGTCGGGAGATTGGAGAGGAGTTCCTGAAGGAATTCCCGAAGCAGATGAAGGAAGTTGAGGCGTGGAAGGTGGCGGCTGATCGCACAGCCACGAAAGACCCTACGTTCAAATACCCTCAGGATCGGGTGATCGACGCGATGGATCAAGCCTTCAAGAGTGCCCAAAAATTCAGCGAAGGAAAGTTCACTCCTGCGGACCAGAATCGGGCGATGACTCTTGTCCTGAATCGAATGTCTGGAAGCGATCCAGAACTGCTCCCTTCCCAGGTCCAGCACTACAAGAGCACCTTCGGTACCGAAGGGTACGACCAGACCTCAACAAAAGGCTTGAGCGCTGCAAAAGAGATCGCATTCAAGGGCGCGGCGGCGGATATGCGCAACTTTCTGTCAACTAAGTTCCCGGAATATCAGCCCATCATGGATCGCGTACAGCCTTGGGTGGCCGCGAAGCCTGCTTTCGAGATCGCCGCAAAAAAGGGTGGGAACCTCAAGCCAGGGGGATTGATGGAGGTCGAGGGGGCGAAT